AGACCTCGATCTACTCCGGCAACGTCCTCTATTTCTCGATCTGCCCGACGAATACCAACCGCCGTGTCCTCTGCACTTCGAGCGGCACCGGCGCCGTTTACACCACGCAGGGCGACTCCGGCTGGACGACGGGCTCGTCGCTGGAATATCCCGGTCAGCCCGGCAACTTCCAGCACAAGATGAACGGCCCGGCGTGGGTCCAGTTTCACACGACCGATCCGAACATCGTCTTCGCGATGCGCAACCAGCATCCGGGCAAGTCGGATGATGGCGGCAAGACCTTCCGCTACGCCTCCAAGAACTACGACTATTCGGAGGTCCGCGATTTCTCGAACAGCCTGAGCTCCGCGGACGTCATGCTCGCCGGCGCGACCGATCGCCTGGCCATCGCCTACAACGCGCCCTTCCACGCCCAGGATCTCAATCAAGACGACGACTCCGACAACAAGAAGACGGCCGTGAAGGATGCCGTGAAGGCCGCCCTCGGCAAGGAGATCAAATCCTTCTCGATGGCGGGGACGATGATCCTCGAGCGCGGCAACTGGCGCCGCTACGTCGCCCAGATCGGCGAGCACACCGGCAACAAGGCGCTCGTCGTCTTCGAGCGCAGCGCCACGACGACGCGGACCGACCAGACCGCGACCGGCAACGGCACGGTCTCGGTCGTCTCGACGCACAATGTCCCCGGGGGCATCTACACCTTCACCTGCACGACGGCCGGCGGCACCGGCGTCGGGAAGTTCCGCGGCCGCGACTCGACCGGGCGCGACCTCGGCGAGTGGACCGTCGGCACCGAGCGCGTCTACACGCACCCGAGCGGCGGCACGATCACCGCGACCTTCTCCGACGGCAGCGTCGACTTCAAGGCCGGGGCGAACCCGGCGGTCATCACCCACAAGGTCAACCCGGTCAACTCCGGGTCGGTCATCAACAACGCGGTGAAGATCTCCACGCAGTACGGAGAGACCAATCCGGCGGTGCATTACCGCGGTGCCGCGGGCCGCTACGTCCTCTCGATGGACACGAGCGGCGACGTCACGGTCCTGCGAACCATCCCCTACATGTTCCAGGGCTACATGGGGCCGGGTGGCAGTGCGATGCTCGCTTCGAGCGGCACCACCGTGCTCATGCGCTCGGCCGACGAAGGCGTGACGTGGGCGACCTTCGCCTCGGGCCTCCGCAACATGGCGGGCGTCGCCTTCGTCGTCGCCCACGCCTCGCCGAACGACAGCCAGCGCGCCTATGCCGGCCACGACAACGGTCGCGTCACCCGGATCCAGAACGGCACCAAGGAGACGATCTTCGATTGGGACGCCTGGCTGACGGCGGAGGGCATCACCACGGCCAGCCCCGGCAACGCCCAGGTGAACGGCCGCTGGTGCCCGCCGGTCATGGGCATCGTCGAGTGCCCCTTCGACGCCAACCTCGTCCACATCGGCCTCTACGTGTTCGGCGTGCCCTATGCGGTCTTCCGCTCGCAGAACGCGCAGGCGGCGGCGGCGAGCGTCGAGTGGGAGAACATCACCTACGACTCGCTCGACAACGGCCTGTGCGGGCCGATCCAGCGGCTCCGCCAGAACACGCTGACCGGCGAGCCGATCCTGTGCTCGGCCAAGGGTAGCGTGCTCGTCGACCTCCCCGCGGGCTTCCGCACCGCCAAGGGCATCACCAAGTCGCTCATCGCCGACATCCGGGCGATGCCCGGCTACTCGACCTTCACGAAGCGCATCTGATGCCCCCCGTGGGAAAGACCCGCTATCTGACCCAGGCCGGCTGGGACTCGGCTCCTCATCTCTCCGAGGAGAGCAAGGCCGCGATGCTCGCCGACGTCGAGCCGCACCTTCGGGATGCGCGATCGAAGGGCGACCCGTCGATGGGCGCCGGCATGATCTACCCGATTTCGCCGGACGAGATCAGCTACACGCCGTTCCCGATCCCGGCATTCTGGCCGCGGGCCTATGCCTTGGACGTCGGCTGGAACGTGACGGCTGCGCTCTGGGGCGCGCTCGATCGCTCGACCGACACCGTCTACGTCTACAGCGAGTATTTCGGCCAGAAGCAACTCCCCTTGGTACACGCCGCGGCGATCAAGTCGCGGGGCGCATGGATCCCCGGCGTGGTCGACCCCGCCGCCCGCGGGCGCAGCCAGGTCGACGGCGAGCAGCTTCTCTCGACCTACCGCGGGCACGGTCTCGTCCTGACCGAGGCCGACAACGCGGTGGAGCCGGGGTTGGCGCTGGTGTGGGAACGCTTGTGCACCGGCCGGCTCAAGATCGCGACCAACCTGCAGAACTTCTGGCGCGAGTTCCGCCAGTACCGGAGGCACATGACCTACAACAAGCACGGTGCCCTCGTCGCCGAGGTGATGAAGGTCGACGATCACGAGATGGACACGCTGCGCTATCTCAACGTCTCGGGCCTGCCGAAGATGCGCGTGCAGGAGTTCCGCCGCCCCGAGCCCGGCTACCGCCCGGCCGATAGCGTGGCGGGCGTCTGATGGCCCGGAAGAAGGCGCGCGCGGTCGAGGCAGAAATGGACCTCGAGGTCGAGATCGTCGACGAGGGCAACGTCGAGCCCCAAGAGCGGGAGGCGTCGCAGGGGCTCCACGACACGGTGCGTCACTTCGTCGACCGGCTGCAGCGCCTCGCCGATCGCCGCGTGGTGCAGCGCCAGCCGATCGAGGACCGGTGGGTCGAGGATCTGTTGCAGTACCACGGCCGCTACGACCACGCGACGGCGAGCCGGCTCAAGAGCGAGCAGAACAGCAAGCTCTTCGTCAACGTGACGGGGCCGAAGACCCGCGCCTACGCCGCGCGGCTCTACGACATGATGTTCCCGACCGACGATCGGAATTGGGGTATCAAGCCGTCGCCGGTTCCCGAACTCGACCTCGACCACGAGGAACGCCAGCAAGCGGCCTCCGAAGCCGGAATCGCCCTGCGGAAGGCCGAGTTCGAGAGCGGCAAAGGCGCGGCTCCTGACCCGAGCCAGTCGCCGCGCCTCGTCGCGCTGCGGATGGAGTCCGAGAGGCTGCAGGCGTTCGCCGACGAGACGCAGGCTGTGCTCGGCCTCGCCAAGCGGCAGTCCGACCTGATGCAGGCCGAGATCGAGGACAAGCTCAAGGCGTGCCGCTACCAGCCGCAGTGCCGCGACGTGATTGATTGGGCCAGCAAGATCGGCTCGGGCATCATGAAGGGGCCTGTCACCGGCGCGAAGATGAACGCGCGCTGGGGCCGCGATGATGGCCCGATCAACATCACCACCGGGAAGCCGCAGCCGGGAGCCTGGGCGGTCAAGCACACCGCCGACAACCAGCCGGCTTTCATCGCCGTGGACCCGTGGTCGTTCTTCCCCGACATGGACTCGGGGCCGAACGTTGCCGACGGCGAGGGCGAGCTTGTCCGCCACCTGATGAACCGCAAGGCGCTCCGCGCGCTGGCGCGGCGCCCCAATTTCGATCAGGACGCGATCCGGCGCTTGATGGGCGGGGCGCCGATACGGGCGCTCCCGACCTACCTCAACGAGCTCCGCGAGATCAGCGGCGACCATCCGGGCGTCGATGCCGAGTCGTGGCAGGTATGGGAGTATTCCGGCCCGGTCTCGGCGGAGGAGATGCGCGACGTCTCCCTGATGCGCCGGGACGCCGATATGCTCGGCGACGTCGAGGACGCCGATCCCCTCGAAGAGATCAACGTCTGCCTGTGGTTCTGCGAGGGGGAGCTTCTCTACTTCGGCCCTCACCCGATGGACTCGGGCGAGACGCTCTACTCGGTGTTCTGCCTCGAGAAGGACGAGACCAGCCCCTTCGGCTACGGCGTTCCCTACCTGCTTCGGCACCCCCAGAAGGCGATCAACGCCGGCTGGCGCCTGATGATGGAAAACGCGCCGCTCTCGAACGGGCCGCAAGTCGTGGTCAATCGGACCATCATCGAGCCCGAAGACGGCGACTGGAAGCTCAAGCCGCGGAAGGTCTGGATCGCCAAGGAGGGCCTCCCCGTCGGTCATCGGGCCTTCGAGATCTTCGACATCCCGAACCGCCAGGGCGACTTGCAGGCGATCATCGAACTTGCGATGCGCTTCACCGACATCGAGAGCGGCGTCTCGCAGATCGCGCAGGGCGATCAGGACACGCCGATGACAAAGACCGTCGGCGGCATGGCAATGCTGCAGAACGCCTCGAACATCGTGTCAAGGCGCGCGGTGCGGAACTTCGACGACGACCTCACCGAGCCCAACATCCGCCGCATGTACCACTGGCTGATGCAGCACTCTGACAAAGACGCGATCAAGGGCGACTACGAGGTCGACGCCCGCGGCTCGTCGGTGCTCCTCGTGCGCGAGTTGCAGCAGCAGAACCTCATGGTGCTCGCGGCGGGGATCGGTACGGATCCCGAGTACGGCATGATGCTCAAGAAGCCGGAGATTCTGCGGAAGATCGCCGGCTCGATGCTGATCCCGGCCGACGAGGTGGTGAAGACCGACACCGAGATCGCCGAGGTGCTGGCGCAGATGCAGCAACAGGCCGCCGAGCAGGCCGCCGCAGGCGGGACGCCGCAGGCCGACCCGGAGCTCGAAGGCGAGAAGCTCGCGGTGATGCGCGAGAAGATGTCGTCCGAGGAGGCCGTCGCCTCGATGAAGGTCGACGCCGATCGCTACGTCGCCAAGCTGCGGTACGACGCCGAGATGCACAGCGTCGCCGAGGCCCTCAACATGAAGGCCGAGGATCTCGAGGCGAAGATGCAGATGCACCGCGAGGACAAGGCATCGAAGGAGCGCATCTTCGC